TTACGGGGTAATGCCAACCGCTGCCGCCACTTTGTCGCCTCTTGGCAGCGTTGCCAGAGGATTGAAACGGAGCGCCGTTTCCAGATGATCCGGTGCCAGATGTGCGTAACGCATAGTCATTTTTATATCGTGGTGTCCGAGAATTTTTTGTAAGGCCAGAATGTTTCCACCCGACATCATGAAGTGCGCCGCAAACGTATGGCGCAGAACGTGTGTGAGTTGACCGCGAGGGAGCACGATAGACGTTTTTTCCATCACGGATAAAAATTGAAAATAACAGTCTGTGAAGAAATTGAACCCATCAAGCGCCATGATCTCTTCGTAAAGCTCTTTACTGATAGGGATGCTTCTGTTTTTCTTCCCTTTTGTTCTGACAAAGGTAATTCGGTATTTGGTCACCTGTGAGCGGGTAAGATTTACGGCTTCACGCCAGCGTGCGCCTGTGCTTAAGCATATCTTAACTACCAGTGCCAGAATTGGGTCCTGACGTTTGCAATCAGCCAGCAATTCAACAATCTGCTCATGGGTAAGCCATGCCATCTCTTTTTCTGCGATGGTGAATTTTCGCATGTTCTCCAGTGGGTTCGGATACGACCATTCGCCCAGACGGGATAGTTCGCTAAAAACACTACTTAGATAGCTTTGCTCCAGGTTAATGGTGACCGGGCTGGCTCCTTTCTTCCATTTCTCGCTGAAGTAGATCTCACCTGTCAGTCGTTTATCTCGATAATGGGCAAACATTTTAGATGTGAGATCGGTTGCAAGGGGATTGCCCAGAGCGTCAACCATCAGCAGCAATTTGTCATAGACATGCTGCCCAGCAGTCAGAGATTTACCATGTAGTTTGAACCATAGTTCAACCACGTCTTTCAGTGTTCGACGATCCACTGATTCACCCAGCCAGGGCTTTGCTTCGGTTTCTTCCATCGTGTGACGCTCAAAAGCCAGAGCTTCGCCTTTGGTGGCGAATTGTTTACGCACACGACGTCCACTACGTCCGGCGGGGTAACATTCGCAAAGCCATTTTCCTGTGGTGAGTTTTCGTACTGCCATAAAAAAAGCCCTCATATCAGAGGGCTAAATTTAACTGTATATAAAAACAGTGTGCGCCGGGAGACCGGTTAGAGATCAAGGGGTGAAAGTCCCCGACCATTGAAGGACCAGCAATCCACAAGGTCCCCGAGTCATGCGTTGCATACCGCGAGGTATGGGGCGAAGCGTTGACAGGGGTGTTGACAGGCCAGCCATTGAGCCACGAAATGTATATTAAATTACCGGGTGCCGACGTTGTACTGTTAACGGAAGGCAACATCATAGGGTGCGATACTGCGAGTGCCACATGGACCCGGCGGGGTCTGAGACCCTGGCATGTCAATACGATCTCTACGCGGGAACCGGGAGATCTCCCCTCTGACCATCTGCCAGTGTCGGAGATGGCCCGCACCGGGAAGACGAGGAGTCATAGCCGGTGATGTACGGAGAGGAGAAGTCGGACTCGCTCATAGTAGCGGCGAAGCAGGCGAACAACCCGAAAGGAGCGGAGTCAGTGGAGCGAAGGAGCGGGGCCAAGGGGAACGCGGAACAGCCACACATGCGCCGGACACAGAGCCGGGAAAGCATGTCACAGAGGCTGTCACGCGTGCGGGAAGCTGCGAAGCAGCGGAAGAAAGAACGGTTTACAGCATTGTTCCACCTGCTGACAGTCGAAGCACTGGAAGCCGCATTCCTCTCCCTGAGCAGGAAAGCGGCCGCCGGAGTGGATGGCATCAGGTGGATGGACTACGCCGGAAACATGAAGAACAACATAACAGATCTGCACCGGAGGCTACATCAGGGCAGCTACAGGGCGCAGCCCGGCAGGCGTCACTACATCCCAAAAGCGGATGGAAAACAACGCCCGCTCGGCATCGCCTCGCTGGAGGACAAGATCGTCCAGTATGCGCTGGTGAAAATCCTGAACGCAGTCTATGAAAACGACTTTATGGGGTTCTCATACGGGTTCAGACCCGGGCGAAGCCAGCACGATGCACTGGACGCACTGGCCACAGGGCTGGTACGCACTAACGTAAACTGGGTACTGGATGCCGACATCAGTCAGTTCTTCGACAGGGTGAGCCACGAATGGCTGATCAGGTTCACAGAGCATCGGATCGGCGACCGGAGGGTAATCAGGCTCATACGTAAGTGGCTCACAGCCGGGACGTCGGAGGAGGGTCAATGGCGAGCAACGGAGGAAGGCACCCCACAGGGTGCGGTCATCTCACCGCTGCTGGCAAACATATACCTCCACTACGTCTTCGATCTGTGGGCGCATCAGTGGCGACGTCGCTATGCCACAGGCAATGTGGTAATGGTCAGATACGCCGATGACATCGTCATCGGGTTCGACAAACGATACGATGCCCGGCGCTTCCGTATAGCCATGCAGCGCAGACTGAGGGAGTTCGGACTCACGGTTCACCCGGAGAAAACCCGTCTGATGGAGTTCGGCCGCTTCGCTGCCGAAAACCGTGCCATCAGGGGAAAAGGCAAACCAGAAACGTTCAACTTCCTCGGGTTCACGCACATCAGCGGGAAAGATCGCAACGGCAGGTTCATGCTGATACGAAAGACCCGCCGGGATCGGATGACGGCAACTCTGAAAGCCATCAAAGACGGTCTGCGAAGGCGCTGGCATTACTCAATCCCCGAACAGGGAAAATGGCTCAGGAGAGTGGTTCAGGGATACCTGAACTATCACTCGGTACCGGGCAACTTCCCCACCATGCAGAAGTTCAGGACACACGTAACAAACCTCTGGCGCCGGGCGCTCAGGCGCAGGAGCCAGAAGGATGATACGACCTGGACGAAAGCAAACAAACTGGCAGCCGCATGGCTACCAAGGGTTCGGGTTCTTCATCCATGGCCTGTGGAGCGGTTCACCGCCAGACACCCGAGGCAGGAGCCCGGTGCGTAAATCGCGCACGCCGGGATCTGTGCGGGGGGTATCCGGTAACGGGTATCCCTACCGCGACATTTTTATGTGAGGTCATCATGGGGTTTCCATCACCTGCCGCAGACTACGTTGAGCAAACGCTAACCGTTTCCCGCCTTTGTCAGTATGACGCCAACTGTCGCGCCCTGGAGACTGCCGCCGGTTATGCCATCGTCGATGTCTGCCGCCGGCCAAAGCAGGGTGATCATGTCCTTATCGCATATGCCGGGAAAACTGAATTCGCTGTTGTCCGCGGGCAGGCGCTGATCACTGATGATGGTGAGGCGCTGGAAGGGGACGCCCTGGACGATGTTGAAGTGCGGGGTGTCGTTACCTACCTGATAAACCGGGCCGGGTGGGTGAGTGATGATGATATTCCGATCATGTAACATCGCTGGTGGCATGGTATTATTACCTAAAAGGTAATTATTTTCGGGGTGTTTACCATGCCAAAGGATCCGAAGCGCAAATCAACTCAGTACAAACCGTTGACGGTGATGCAGGAAGCCTACGCCCAGGAGTATGTGAAATGCCCTGAAAATCAGACGCAGGCGGCCATCAATGCCGGGTTCTCCCCAAAGTCTGCCCACGTCAAAGCCAGCACAATGATGCGTGATGAGCGTATCCATAAACGAATTGCTGAGCTCATGGAGGAGCGCAACAAGCGCCTGCGCGTCAGCGCTGATTATGTCCTGCTGCGCCTGGTGGAAATCGACCAGATGGATGTGCTGGATATCCTGAACGATGACGGCGGGATGAAGCCGATCGCTGAATGGCCGAAGGTCTGGCGTACCTCTCTCAGTGCTATGGATATCGCTACCATCAAGACGACCCAGGCTTCTCTGCAAAAAGAGAATGGCGAGGCGGATCTCTCTGTTGAGGATGTCGAGCATATCCTGAAGAAGGTGAAATGGCCCGACAAGGTGAAAAACCTCGAGCTCATCGGTAAGCACGTCGACGTTAACGCGTTCAAAGAGCGCATGGAAGTTAACGTGAGCGTCACCATTGCCGACCGCATGGCTGCAGCCCGGCGCCGCCTGAAAGAGCGCCAGGGTGGTGATCAGTGACAGACGCCGCTTTATCCCCGGAAGAACAGCTGATCGACGATATCGCCAGCTTCACCCATGACCCGCTGGGCTACGCGCTGTATGCGTTTCCGTGGGGTGAAGAGGGTACAGAGCTGGCACACGCCACCGGGCCGCGCCAGTGGCAGGCTGACGCATTCCGCGAGATAGGCGAGCACCTGCAGAATCCCGCGACACGTCACCAGCCGCTAATGATTTCCCGCGCATCCGGACACGGCATCGGCAAATCTGCGTTCATCTCGATGCTGATTAACTGGGCCATGTCCACCTGTGAAGATTGCAAGGTGGTGGTGACCGCTAACACCGACAACCAGCTGCGCACGAAGACCTGGCCGGAAATCATCAAATGGTCGAACCTGGCTATCACGAAAGAATGGTTCACCTGCACCGCTACGGCGATGTACAGCAACGATCCGGGCCACGATAAACGCTGGCGCGCTGACGCAATCCCATGGTCTGAGCACAATACAGAGGCGTTCGCTGGGCTGCACAACGAGCGTAAGCGCATCGTTGTGGTGTTCGACGAAGCATCCAACATCGCTGATCTGGTCTGGGAGGTTGCCGAGGGCGCGCTGACGGACGAGGACACGGAAATTATCTGGGTGGCATTCGGTAACCCGACGCGTAACACCGGGCGATTCCGCGAGTGCTTCCGCAAATACAAGCATCGCTGGAAGTGCGCGCAGATCGACAGCCGCACCGTCGAAGGCACCAACAAGCAGCAGTTGCAGAAATGGGTAGATGACTACGGCGAGGACAGCGACTTTGTGAAGGTCCGTGTGCGCGGGATCTTCCCTGATGCGTCAGAGCTGCAGTTCATCCCTACCGGGCTGACCGATGAGGCGATGAAGCGCGTGGTTACCGCTGCGCAGGTGTCGCACGCCCCACGGATAATCGGCGTCGACCCGGCATATTCCGGCGTGGATGACGCAGTGATTTATCTCCGCCAGGGGCTGCACAGCAAAGTGCTCTGGACCGGCAACAAGACCACCGACGATCTGATTATGGCGAAGCGTATCGCCGACTTTGAGGACCAGTACCAGGCTGACGCGGTGTTTATCGACTTCGGCTACGGTACCGGTCTGAAGTCCATCGGTGACGGATGGGGCCGCACCTGGCAGCTTGTGCCGTTCGGCGGCGCATCGGCAGATCCTCAGATGCTGAATAAGCGCGGCGAGATGTTCAACGCCTGTAAGACGTGGCTCAAGCTCGGCGGCGCGCTGGACGACCAGGAGACGGCGGACGACCTGTCCGCGGCAGAGTACAAGGTGAGGGTAGACGGTAAGATCGTCATGGAGCCGAAGGAAGATATCAAAGAGCGTCTTGGCCGGTCTCCGGGCAAGGGCGATGCGCTGCTTCTGACATTCGCATACCCGGTGACGAAGCGTTCAGATTTCCCTGCTGCCGGCGGCAAGCAGCCCAACGTGATCAGCGAGTACGACCCGTGGGCGTAAAAAAAAGCCCGCGCATCGGCGGGCTATTGTGACATGTCACGGTGTTATTTTTCGCTCAGTCTCTGCTTCAGCAGATAACCTTCCAGCATCCAGATTTTATTTACCGCATTCTCGCGGGCAATCTTGCGCCCGATTTCAGGGTCGAAGTTTTCAGGACTGGCGCAGGCGCTTTCACCGGTGACGGTGAAGCCGTTGCGCAGCACCAGGACGCAGAACGTCAGCAGAGAAAGTGATTCGTGCGGCTGGTAGTTTACCTCTCCGCCAGTATGTTTCGCTTTTATGGCTACGCCAAAGGCACCATCTTCTGCTGTGAAATATGCCTCCTGAGCAATAATGCTTTCGATATGGTCTGGCGTAACGCGCGGCGCCGTTAAGCCTTTAGCCTGAATTTCAGATTCAATGTCTTTGTCACTCATAGTCTTATCTCACCTTAAAAAAATGCCCGGACGAACCGGGCGAAACAGGGATGATGGAAAGTGCCGTCCTTGGCTGGGTGTCACAGGGTTTACAGCATGAAGTCATCGCAATGGCGTCCTGCTGTAAAAAGGGCGGTGGTCAGAAAGGGAATAACTGCCACCGCCAAACTTGCACTGGAACTACGGGTATCACGGTCCTGATGCGTGATTCTGGTGCAGCATGCAGGTTTCGAACCTGCGACCAACCGCTTAGAAGGCAGTTGCTCTATCCGACTGAGCTAATGCCACAACGGAAAGAGCACTGACTTCGAACAGACCTTGGGCCCAGGAACGACGATCAATCTCAATGCTCTTACCTGTTGTGCCCTCGTCTCTTCCGAGGTGTCACACCGTACCGCCACGATGGTGAGTCGCTGTCGTGCATGCAGGGCATGGCTTGCACATTCCGGCTACCCGCTGGGCCATGTACCAAGGAGCCCCCGGACCGCTATCGACGCATGTGCCATACGCCGGATGCTTTCACACCTGGAAGCGCACTCCGCCATCTGAGTAACGACAAAGCCACCAATGGAATGGAATGGGGTGCGCTTTCATGTTGTGTTTACCAAAAAGGTAATAATTTATCGGCAAAAGGTCAATACACTACGACAAATAAATCATATGTGGTTAAATTGGTAATAATTTAAACGCGTATGGAGCGCAGCAAAATGTGCATCAGCAAGCCGAAAGTGAGTTCTCCGCAGGTTCAGGCGGCGCCGCAGGTTTCCGATTCTGCTGTACAGAACGCCGCTGATAGCGATCGTCGTCGCCGTGCCGCAGCGGGCGGGCAGAAATCAACAATCCTGACGTCGAGCCAGGGTGTAACGCAGCCTTCTGGCGGCACTCAGGGTAAGACCCTGCTCGGGGCGTAATCCATGGCCGAACTCTCTCCGAAACAGCATTACCTCAAACACCTGGGGCAGCTCAAAAATGAGCGCACCAGCTTTGAGGAGCACTGGCGCGAACTGGCGGAATTTATCGATCCGCGCAGTACGCGCTTTCTTACGACGGAGAGAAACAACGGCAGCAAGCGTAATACCCGCATCGTTGACCCTACCGCCTCTAAAGCTGCCCGCACTCTGCAATCAGGCATGCTGTCAGGTATCACCAGCCCAACCCGCCCATGGTTTAAGCTGGCAACGCCGGATCCGGAGATGATGCAATATGGACCGGTAAAACGCTGGCTTGATGTGGTCATGACCAGGATGAACGACGTCATGAACCGCTCTAACGTCTACCAGTCCCTGCCGATTATCTACCGGCACCTTGGTGTTTTTGGTACCGCGGCTATGGCGGTTCTCGAAGACGACGAAGATGTGATTCGTACTCATCCTCTGCCGATCGGAAGTTACTACCTGTCAAACTCGCATCGTTTGTCAGTCGATACCACGTATCGCGTTTTCTCCATGACTGCCCGCCAGATTGTTATGCAGTTTGGCCTGGACAACGTCAGTAACGCCGTGCGCGGCGCCTGGGATAACGCGAACTATGAAGCATGGTTCGATGTGGTCCATCTGACAGAGCCCAATATCGATCGTGTGAATGGCAAGCTGAACTCCCGCAACAAGGCATTCAAATCGGTGTATTTCGAGTTGTCCGGAGACGGTGACAAGCTCCTTCGTGAGGCTGGTTTTGATGAGCCGCCGATCCTTTCACCGCGCTGGGAGATTAACGGGGAAGACGTTTACGGGAGTAACTGCCCGGGAATGATGGCGCTCGGTACTGGTAAGGCGCTGCAGCTGGAGCAAATTCGCAAAGCTAACGCGATCGATAAGCTTGTTAACCCGCCAATGGTGGCCCCGACAGGTCTTAAAAATAAGCTGATCAACCTTGCCCCTGGCGGCGTCACTTATGTTGATGAGGTTGATGCTACCAAGCTAGTGCGTCCGGCTTACGCCGTCAGCCCTCAGCTTAATGACATGCTCGGCAGCATTGCTGATGACCGCCAAATGATTGAAGCCTGCTTCTTCTCTGACCTGTTTAACCTGTTCAGCACCATCAACACCAGGAGCATGCCAGTGGAGGCTGTGGCCGCAATGCAGGATGAGAAACTCCTGCAGCTTGGTCCAGTACTGGAGCGACTTAATGATGAATTCCTTGATCCTTTCGTTGATCGCACATTCAACATCATGGCGCGCCGCAACCTCTTTCCTGAGCCACCGGAAGAACTGCAGGGCACTCCTCTGAAAGTTGAATATGTATCCATTTTGGCACAGGCCCAGAAATCTATAGGGATCAGCAGCGTTGAGCGCTTTGTTGGCTTTGTTGGGAATCTTGCAAAAGCCAATCCTGCGGCGCTCGACAAACTCAATATCGACCAGACGATTGACGAGTACGGAAATATGCTCGGCGTCCCGGCCACGATCGTTAACTCTGATGATGAGGTGCAAGCTACGCGCGAGCAGCGCGCTCAAATGGAACAACAGCAGCAGATGATGGCTATGGCCCAGCAAGCTGGTGCAACTGCTAAGACCCTGAGCGATACCAACACCGCTGACCCTAGCCTGTTAAAAACACTCTCTGATGCTGCTCAGCAGCCGGCGGTGACGCAATGACTGATTACCTGAGCGAAGAAGAGCGTGAAGAACTGGCAGCAGATGAGCTCAAAAGGCAGCAGTTACGGCGCGAGAACGAACTTAATGACCTGCGTCTCATCTGCGAGACAGAACACGGCCGCCGTTTCATCTGGCGCCTGATTGAGCAGGCTGGGGTGTGGCGTACGACTTATACCGGTGAGGCGCTCTCGGCAGCCTTCGCCGAAGGAAAACGTAACACGGGACTGAAAGTCTTTTCCGACGTGATGGAGGCGTGTCCCGATCAGTATCTGGCAATGGCCAAAGAGGCCAGCGAGGAATAGCGATGAATTTATTTGAGCGTCTGATGTATCGGCGTCTGATGAATGCCGCGGGAGAGGGTGGTGAAGGTGGCGGTGGTGCCGCTGGCACAACCACTGCAACTACTGCCGCTACAACTTCTCAGGAAGGGTCTACTGATGGCAGTCAGGCAGAGGGTGACAAAGGCCAGCAGCAGCAGCAGCAGCAGCAGCAGCAAGAAGATAACAAAGGCGAAGGGGAGCAGGGCGATAAAAATAAAACGCCGGACCTCAAAGCCCCTGAGAAATATGAGTTTACAGCCCCGGAAGGTGCGGAGCTGGATTCGAAAGCCGTAGAGCTTTTCGAGCCGGTGGCGCGCGAGCTTGGTCTTTCTAATGACCAGGCGCAGAAGCTGGCTGGACTGTGGCCGCAACTGCAGGAGCAAATACAGAACCGCCAGGCTGAGTCTTGGGGGCAGCAGGTTGAACAGTGGGCAGCTGACACGAAGGCTGACAAAGAAATCGGTGGCGACAAATTAACGGTATCCGTCGGACACGCGCAGAAGGCGCTGGATACCTTCGCATCGAAAGAGTTCCGCGAATTCCTTGACTCTACCGGCCTGGGTAACCACCCGGAAATGGTTCGGGCGTTCGCAAAGGTAGGCAAGTTGATGAGTGAAGACAGTTTCGTCACTGGCCAGGGTAACGGATCGCCGAAAAACGATCTGGTCGAAGCGTTTTATCCAAGCAAAAAATAGTGAGGTGTAATCATGGCTTTAATTGGTCAGACGCTGCCTTCTCTTCTTGACGTGTACAGCCGTACCGACAAGAACGGGCGGATCGCTAAAATCGTCGAGCAACTGGCGAAAAGCAACGATGTCATTACCGATGCGATTTACGTGCCGTGTAATGACGGTTCCAAGCACAAAACCACCATTCGTGCCGGTATTCCCGAGCCGGTGTGGCGCCGTTACAACCAGGGCGTGCAGCCTACCAAAACCCAGACCGTTCCGGTGACTGACACTACCGGTATGCTGTACGACCTTGGCTTTGTGGACAAAGACCTGGCCGATCGCTCCGGTAATGCGGACTCGTTCCGCGTGTCCGAGAACATGGGCAAGCTGCAGGGCTTCAACAACAAGGTTTCCCGCTACACCTTCTACGGCAATACCGATGCTGAGCCGGAAGCGTTCATGGGCCTGGCTCCGCGCTTCAACACTCTTAGCACCTCCAAAGCGGCCAGCGCGGAGAACGTATTCAGCGCCGGTGGTAGTGGTTCTACCAATACCTCCATCTGGTTCATGTCCTGGGGTGAGAACACTGCGCACATGATCTATCCGGAAGGTATGGTCGCCGGGTTCCAGCATCAGGATCTGGGTAATGACCTGGTCAGCGATGCGAACGGCGGTCAGTTCCTGGCTTACCGTGATGAGTTCAAATGGCATCTCGGCCTGTCAGTCCGTGACTGGCGTTCGATCTCGCGCATCTGCAACATCGATGTCACCACCTTGACCAAAGATGCTGCAACCGGCGCCGACCTCATCAGCATGATGGTCGATGCGTACTACGCGCGTGATGTGGCAATGCTGGGCGATGGCAAAGAGGTCATCTACTGCAACAAGACCATCCATGCCTGGCTGCACAAGCAGGCTATGAATGCGAAAAACGTTAACCTGACGATCGACGAATATGCCGGTAAGAAAATCGTTTCTTTCCTGGGTATTCCGATCCGTCGCGCTGACGCCATCCTGAATACTGAATCAGCCGTAACGGCGTAAGGGGGGATCATGCTGCTCGACCAGCAAGCGCTTTTTTCCGCAGCTCAGGCCATTACGGCCACGGCTGCTTCGACCAACGTCATTGATACCGGCAGCAATAAAGACGTCGGTAAATATGGCGATATCCCGCTGCTGATTCAGGTTGTTGAAGGTTTCAACAACCTGACCAGCCTGACTGTGACGGTGCAAACCGATGACAACTCTGCATTCAGTTCCGCTGCGGACGTGCTGTCCATGACCATCCCTCTGGCGTCTCTGGTGCTGGGCTATAAGTCGCCGGTTATCACGTTGCCGATGAAGATGGAACGCTACATCCGTCTGAACTATACGGTGACTGGTACTGCGCCGACCACTGGCAAAGTCACTGCGGGTATCACCGGAGGCGTGCAAACCAATGCCTGAGTACAAAGTCGCTAAGCGGTCATTCATCAATGGTCGCCTGCATGAGCCGGGCGACATCGTTACCTACGACGGTGAGCCGGGAAGTAATCTGGTTTCCGTTGATGCCAGCCTGAGCGAAAAGATTGTCCCGGCCAGTGCAGAAGAGTTAACCGAGCTCGACGATTTGCGCAAACAGTATGAAGAAATGTTCGGCGAAGCGCCGCATTTCAATACCAAAGCGGAAACTCTGAAGGCGAAGATCGCCGAAAGGCGAAAAGAACTCGGGGTGTAAGCCCTCATAACCAAAGGGGCGAAAGCCCCTTTTTAGTTGGTGGATGATATGGCATCAGTGATCAATATCTGCAATATCGCGCTGGCACGTATAGGCAACAGCCGGACGATTAACAGCCTCACCGAAAAGACCAAAGAGGCATATACCTGCAACCTGTTTTACGAGTCCATGCGCGACGCAGTTCTGGCAGACAACGACTGGAACTTTGCCATGTCGCGCGTTGTCCTGGCTGACCTTGGCGACCCTGCGCCGGGATGGTTGTTCCGGTATCAGTACCCTACCGACTGCGCGCGCATAGCTGCCATATTACCGAAGTGGTTCACTGGGTCTCATATCGTTCTGCAGGATAAGCCTGTTTTTGAAGTTGGCAGCAATGAAGATGGCACTGGCCGCGTCATTCATACCAATGAGTCTCAGGCGGTACTGCTATACGTGAAAAGCATCACTGACCCGACGATGTTTGATGCCCTGTTCGCTGATGCTCTTTCGTGGCGTATGGCGGCAGAGATAGCCATGCCGATCGCGGCAAATGCCAGTCTCGGTCAGCAGGCAATGGCCAATTATCAGCAGGTGCTTACGGCGGCCATGCAACGCTCTCTTGATGAGGCACATGAACCGCAGCAGGCGATGTCAGACCTTGCCAGTGCGAGGATCTGCTGATGGCTTATTCACTGGTGCAGCCGTCGCTTGCCGGCGGCGAGATATCGCCTTCACTGTATGGTCGAATCGATCTTGAAAAATACCAGACGTCATTGCGCCGCTGCCGCAATTTCATCGTCCGGCAGTCAGGCGGCATTGAAAATCGTCCCGGTTTCCGGTTCCTGGGGAGCGCGAAATATGCAGACCGTTACTGCCGGCTAATACCGTTCCAGTTCAGTGTATCGCAAACCTATGCGCTCGAGCTCGGTGATCACTATTTCCGTGTCTGGTCTAACGGCGCGCTGGTTACGGACGGCGGCAGCCCTGTTGAAGTTGCTACCCCATGGCCGGTTAGCGTGATCTCTGAGCTGAAATTTACGCAGTCTGCCGATGTGATGACGGTGTGCCACAACGATTATCCGCCGCTTGAGATCCGCCGTTACGGAGAGGCTGACTGGCGCACCGCCGCAGTGACAACAACCAGCGGGCCATTCCAGGACCTGAACACAGACGACTCGGTAACTGTGTACGCCTCAGGCCGAACTGGATCCGTAACGTTGACTGCCAGCAGCCCGATTTTCAAAAGCCAGCACGTGGGAAAACTGTTCTACATGGAACAGAAAGCGGTAGATAGTGTTGGTCGGTGGGAAACCGATAAAGACATCGGGATCGGTGACGAGTGCCGATATCAGGAGAACTTTTATCGCTGTGTTGACGGCGGTTCTAATGGCACAACCGGCACTGTTGCTCCGACCCATACAACGGGAGATTCCTGGGATGGCTGGGGTCTTGGTGGCCGTAACGGTGTGCTATGGCGCTATCTGCATAGTGGTTTTGGCGTGTGCCGTATTACAGCCGTCGCCGGAGATGGACTAACTGCAACGGCCGACGTTGTGCCACGTCAGGATGGTGAGATCGAGCTGCCAGCGCAAGTGGTAGGTAGCACCTTCGCCACTTACAAATGGGCGCATTATGCCTGGAACGATACAGACGGCTACCCGGGTACAGTTACCTATTACCAGCAGAGGCTGATTTTCGGCGGCAGCCGGGCATTTCCTCAAACTATATGGTGTAGCCGTACCGGTGATTATCACAACTTCTATCGCAGCAACCCGAAGGTTGACGACGATGCGATAACCTATAACTACGCCGGTCGCCAGCTGAACAAAATCCTGCATCTTCTCGATGTAGGCCAGCTTATCGTGTTGACCAGCGGCGGTGAATTTAAGGTGACGGGCGACAGTAACGGCAACCTGACAGGTACGGGTGGCTTTGCGATGTCCGGTCAGTCATTCAACGGCAGCAGCGATCTGGCTCCGATAAATGTCGGCAGCGTGGCGCTGTACGTCCAGCAGAAAGGCTCCATCATCAGGGATTTGTTCTACTCATTCGATCAGGACAGCTATCAATCAAGTGACCTAACGCTGCTGGCAAATCACCTATTTAACGGATACAGCATCCGGGACTGGGCATTGTCAGTACAGCCGTTCAGCGTTGCATGGTGTGCGAGGAGTGACGGCATGCTGCTTGGCCTGACTTATCTCCGTGAGCAGCAGGTATATGCCTGGCATCCTCACCCAATGACTAATGGCTATGTCGAATCGATCTGCAGTATTAGCGAAGGGCAGGAAGATGCTGTCTATGCACTTATTCGCCGCATGGTGAATGGATCGACAGTTCGTTATGTTGAACGACTGAACACCAGGCAGTTTACAGAACAGCAGGATGCATTTTTCGTGGATTCTGGCCTGTCTTACAGTGGAGAAAACACCGACTCTTCACGCACAATGACGATCGGTTCCACCGGTGGCTGGACATACCAGGATGAATTCACGCTAACGTGCAGCTCTGCAATCTTCGATTCCTCCAGTACCAGCCAGGAAATTCACATTCCGTATACAGAGGACGGAATCAGTAAGTCGATGCGCATAAGCATTGCTGAAGTCGTTTCTTCAACCGTCGCTACCGTGCTGGTAAACCGTGATGTACCGGCAGCACTGCGCAATAGCGCGCAATCAACCTGGTCAATCGCCCGCCAGACATTTGCCGGATTATCCCACCTGGAAGGGCAGACGGTCAGCATTCTGGCCGACGGGAATGTTGAGCCTCAGCAGATAGTTTCTGGCGGTGAGGTGACTATCGAAAATCACGCTTCTGTAGTGCATATCGGTTTGCCGGTAGCCGCGGTTATCGAAACTCTGGACGTGAACGTTGCAGGGCAGTCTACGCTGCTGGATAAGACCAAACTCATCAATCAGCTTTGCGTAATGCTCAACAGCGGGCGCTCGGTTTGGGCCGGAACAGATGATGCTCACTTGCTGGAGTATACCCAGCGTGAGTGGGAATTCTACGACGACCCGGTAGGGCTAAAGACGGGCATCATCGATATGAACCTCGATGCAAACTGGGAGCGTAACGGGCGGGTTGTAATTAGCCATTCCGATCCGCTGCCGCTTGGCATTCTGGCCATTATACCGCGCGTAACGGTAGGAGGCTGATATGCGAAAAGTTGAGATAGTCAGCGTTACTGACGAGCATATCAGCGCCATTCTCCCGCATGTCCGCCAGGCAGACCACGATGAGTTTATGGCTGCCGCCGGGATGACTCCGGAGGAAGTCATCAATCGCGCCATGAAAAGCGCTTCGGTAGCCGCTGCAGGGATGATTAACGGCCAGGTGGTAACCATCTTCGGTATATCTCCGGTATCGATCGTCACCGGGCGCGGTATTCCGTGGCTGGTTAGCACCGACCATATTGAGCATCAGCCGCTGACATTCCTCCGCCATTGCCGCCCGGTTCTTCGTGACATGTCACGCGGATATCGCGTGCTTGAAAATTACGTAGATGCGCGTAACCACGCAGCAAAATCCTGGCTTCACTGGATGGGGTTCACTCTTGCTGACCCTGAGCCATACGGATTAAAAGGCATGCCATTTCACCACTTTACGAAGGAGATCGACCATGTGTGATGTCGGTACCGCAGCGCTGGCAGTTTCCGCCGTCTCTGGCGGTCTCAGCGCTTACAGCCAGATCCAGACAGGCCGCGCTAACGCCGCGCTGGCGAACGCTAACGCCGACGCTCAGGAGCAGGCCGCCCGCGACACTATCAATACAGCTAATGACCAGGCATACCAGCAGCGGCAGCAGGCCCGGCGGGTTGCCGGACAGCAAACCAATGCACTGGCTGCTAACGGCGCCGACCTGACGAGCGGTAACGCATTGGACCTGACAACTGAAACCATGCAGCAGGGCACGCTCGACGCGCTGACCACCATCAACAACGGCCAGCGACAGGCAGCCGGGTTGCAGTTCCAGGCTGATACCAGCCGCGCTCAGGGGAAAATTGATAAGCAGTCCGGAATGCTTGGCGCAGGTTCAACACTGCTCAACTCCACGCTGACCGGTCTTAATGCATACAAGACGCTGGGCGGTACCTGGAAGCCGCTTTCCGCTAAGTAAAAGGAGCTGACTATGCCAACCGTTCCGCAATATCAACGCCAGAGCCAGACGCAAACCGCGCCGGTGATGACGAGTAATCTCCGTGTCCCGGAAAATCCGCTGGTGCAGGGAATCCAGCAGGCTGCTGATACGTCGATCAATATGATGGCTGATGCAAAGCGCAAGGCTGATGTCGCGCTTAGCCAGGATGCTCTGCTGCAGTTTAATCAGTTCGGTGATGACCAGTTCAACAATCCTGACAATGGTCTGATAACGAAGCAGGGAAAGGCTGCGCTCGGGCAAAGCGATGTCGTCATGCAGAACATGCAGCAGAAAGCTCAGGACTTGCTGGGTACAGTGCCGGATGGTGAGGCCCGTCAGCAGTTATCTTTTCAATTGCAGCAGTCGATGCAGTCATTTCACAACCAGGCCCGCCGGTATGAGGTTGGCCAGTTCCAGCAGTTTCAGGATCAGGCGTTTACTTCTGGGAACTCTCTGGCCGTAACTCAGTCCACTGGTCTTTATAACGATAACCCGGCCTTCGTGAGTCTTGCCAAACAGCGTTTTGATGCCATTGATCAGTATGCTGATGTTCATGGCATGCCTGATGAATGGCGCGTGCAGCAAAAAACGCAGCTCAAAGAGCAGATGGGGTGGCAGGCTACTACTGGGAATATTGCTCAGCAGTTTGGAGATCTCCTTCAAAAAAACGGCGAGCCAGGCGATCTAGATGGCGTTGGCCGCGTTGTGGCTCACGGTAACTCTGGCGCAGCCAGGGGCCTGAGGAATAACAACCCCGGTAATATTGAAGCAGGTTCAAACCCCTGGGAGGGGCAGACGGGGAGTGATGGCCGTTTTGCTACTTTTGCGACGCCCGAGCATGGGATCCGCGCGCTGGGTAAAAACCTGCTGTCGTACCAGCGCCAGGGATACGACACCGTGAGCGAGATCGTTAATCGTTGGGCGCCGGCCAGCGATGGCAATAACACCGATGCTTATATCAAGGCGCTGTGCAGCGCTCTTGGTGTGGGAGCTAATGACCCGCTTGATGTGTCCAACCCTAAAACCCTTGCAGCTTTGTGTGCCGGTATTGTTAAGCATGAAAATGGCAGTGTCCCATACAGTGCTGACCAGCTTGAAACTGGCGTGTCGGCTGCGCTCGGGTTAACTAACCTTGATTCACCAAAGCGCTATACGGGAAACGCCGCTTTTGATGCTATGAGCCCTCAAATGCAAATGCAGGCATTGAGGCAGGCTAACGAGCTTAATAACCAGTACCGTCAGCAGTATGCTGAACAACTTAGCTCTGTAGTGAAGGATGCATATTCAGCTCTTGATGAGGGGCTTAGACCGGCTCAATTACCTTCTGAGGCTGATTTTATCCGGGCTAATGGCCCTCGCGTTGGGGCGTTGAAATGGCAAGATATGCAGGCGCAGATACAATATGGCGGCGTAATTGGTGCAGCTAAGGACCTTACCCCTGAAGGACGACAGGACATTCTTGAGCGACTTCGCCCACAGGATCCAAATGCTCCTGGCTTTGCAGCTAACCAGCAACGATGGGAGAAAATGCAGAGCAAATTTAAGCAAATGGATACAGAGTGGCAGGCACAACAGGGGCGCAACCGCTTAGTTTCATCCTTGCAAAATAACTTCCCCTTAGATCCTAACGACAAAAATAACCAGGCAGCCGTGGACCATTACTTTGCTCAGGATATTGCGCCTTCGTTTTCGATATCTGATCCGCAGAGCATCAATGCGCTGGCCACCGTCACAACTAAAAGCGGCATGATACCAACGCAGGTCAAAACTATGCTTAACAGCGGAGCAACCTCAAGAGATCCTGCACTGGTTGTTCCTATGGCAAAATTCTACGGCCAGTTATTCGATAATAACCCGGCGGCCGCGGCAACCCTTGATAAGGGAACTATGGCATTTTATGGGAAGGTTTACGATTATTCCCGCGCTGGAGTTCCGGAGGATAAGGCTGTGGACATGGCATATAGCCAGGTATTCCAGCAGGATGACCGGATGAAACAGATGCTTTCCACTGCCATGCGAGACAAAAAATATGTCGCCGCACGGACAACTGCTGCACAAAACAACGCTAGCAGCCTGACCTCATTTGGTTCGTGGTCTCCAGACATTACCGATCCAGGCAAATCAAATGCGGCCTATCAACGTGATTACCAGACAATTTACGATGCAAACTTTGCACAGACTGGTGGCGATGCAGACCAGGCTGAGAAAATGACCAACGCCATGATCAGAACCACATGGGGAGTTTCTACTATTAATGGTAGTGCAGAGGTTATGAAATATGCCCCAGAAGCGCTTTATGGGGTAAACAGTGGATCCGGTAACTGGATAGAAGGCCAATGGTATCAGGAGAAAAACGAGCTTAAAGCTAAAGCTTTTGGTGGTGCTCGTAGTGATACTGATTTGGTTATCGTTCCTGATGGTGTCACGCCAAGAGATAAAAGCTATGCGGTCATGGTGAGACAGAAAAATCAGGACGGTTACGATGATGTCCGTCCGTATTATGGTGAGAATGGGCTTCCCGTTCGCTTCAAACCAGATCAGCAGACATCTCCGATGTACAGGCAAACCATGCAGTTCCAGCAGCAACGAGTCGATGAGGCTAGAGTGAAGCGAGAAGGAAATCCATTACCGCAGTTCAGTAACAATGAAGGCTATACGCCGCCAGATCTGACTAAGCCTTTTGGCTATGGCTCAGCCAATAACCTTCCTAGCAACATTTACGCAGGGGGCAAATAATGCCGACGTATGAACAGGATCCGAAAGAGTTGCTTGGCGAGGACATTCAGCAGATAGCCACGCAAGATGACAGCGATTTTTATATGGAAACGCCTTCTTTGCTCTCTGCCGTAAATCCATTTACCAGCGATCAGCGCGTTCAGCAATCCAGGCAAGCAGCTTTCCGCATAGATAACTCCCTGGGGAGTTTTATCGCCAGCGCTCCGTTCAGCCAGTTTGACCGAGTTGACGGCTATAACCCGTTTGATAATGATGCCGCAGATATTAAAGGCTATGAGGACTTTGCTGATTCATTTATCAACTCCGGATCGCCAGAGGAAACTCTTGCTATTAAGCACCGCATAGATCAGCAGAAGGCGGACAGGGAATATCTATCCGAGGTCGGAGGCGCAGGAACGATTTCAAGTCTGGCAATGGGAATGATTGATCCGGTTAACGTCGCTGCGATGTTCATTCCTGCCGGAGCCGTGGCCCGCGGCGGGAGCATAGCAGAAACAGCTGGGCGCTTTGCCTTAGCTAACGCCGCAGGCGGAGTTGCGTCAGAAGCGTCATTGCAGGCGACGCAGGAAACAAGATCGGCGATGGAGAGCATTTCAAACGTAGCGGTTGATGCGCTTGTTGGCGGTATTCTTGGCGCTGGCGCACAGGTTCTTACAGGGCCCGCTCAGCGCTCCGCTGTTGCTAATGCCATTGGTGAAAATTTGCGGGGCATGGACTCTCCGCAGAGCATTGGCGCCGCGCAGGTGTTCAATACGACGCTAGATCAGGAGCAACTAGCTGGGCTTGGTCTCGCAAATAAAACACTCAGCGTCACGCCTGCTGGCCGGCTGGCTCAGTCTCCATCACTGGTTTCCCGACAGATAAACCAGCAACTGGCTGAGAATAACTATTTCTTTGCCAAAAATGACGAAGGCCTAGCTACATTTACGGCAGCAGAAACAAAGATTAAGCAATACGATGCCATGCTCTATAAGCAGATGGAAACCACCCGAGACGCTTATCAGCAGTACAGCAAGTCCGTCAGCGCCAGCGGTGCGAAGAGGATGAACTTTGTAGATTTCAATGAGGCTGTGGGCATGGCTATGCGCCGCGGCGATCAGAGTGATATTCCTGAAGTGGCGCAGGCGGCCGCCAGTATTCGACCTATTTTCGAGAGCACAAAAGCCCGTATGCAGGAGCTTGGGATCCTTCCGGAAGATGTCGATGTTGTGACGGCACAAAGCTATCTTCCACGTATTTATAAGTTCGATAAGATACTTTCAGACCGCACTGAATTCAGGGGGAGGATAGCCAACTGGATACAGGGTATTAGTGCCAAAGGAGCTGATAAAGCCGGGCAGAGAATTGAAAAGATAAATGCAGGTCTGAAAAATGCGGAGGAATCAGCGCCGCGCGCTGAGGCCCTGGCGAGTGATATCGCCGAAGCCGAGAAATGGTCCGGGAAAAAAATCCTACTCATGGAAGAGCTGGATAAACGCAATAAGCTCATATCTCAGGAAGCTGACACACAGGCGCGCCTTACCAGAATAGAAAAACAATTGGCTGATACTTCATCAGAAAGACTTCAGGCCAGAATGATGAAAGAAAGCTCTGATCTTAAAACACGGCTTGATGATATAGCTCAGGCTAAAGAAGAGCTTCCGGTCTATCAGCGCCATATGGAGTTGCTGGATAACCCACGGAAATACCGTTCTGAGCTTCGCCGACTGCAAAAACGGGCAAATTCAACCACAAGGCTGAATGCAAGCCGCGAGCGGGCTCTAAAGCAGATGGAACCTCTATCCCGAGAGGAAGCAGAGGACGCTGCTGACGAGATCGTGAATAAAATAATCGGCGCACCTTCCGGACTTGTTCCTGCCGATATTATCCCGGAGAGACTCGTTGGCCGGGCTGGTTTCACCAAAAGCCGAACTCTGCTTATTCCCGATGAACGTATAGAGGATTTCCTGGAGTCAGATGTCAATCACATCATGGAAAGCTACCTCAGGCAGGTGGCTCCGGAAATCGAACTGACTGCGCAGTTCGGCCGTAAAGACATGGGGGATCAGATTCGCCAGGTTAGCGAAGAATATACGCGGCTGATCAAAGAGGCGAAAACGCCTAAACAACGCGCTGCGCTTGAAAAACAACGCGAAGCAGATATCAGGGATATAACTGCAATGCGCGACCGCCTTCTCGGTACCTACGGCGCCCCGCAGGATCCTCGCAGTTTCTTCGTTCGGGCTGGGAGGGTTGCAAGGAATGTTAACTTCCTTCGCCTGCTTGGCGGCATGACCGTCGCTGCGGCAACTGATCTGATGCGGCCGATGATGCAGCATGGTCTACGCAAATCTCTTGGTCCTATGGCCAGCATGCTAAGGAACATGGATGCCGTAAAGATCGCCACAAAAGACCTGCGCGAAATGTCTGTTGGCCTGGAGTACGTTCTTTCAACGCGAACCAAAGCTATTGCCGACCTGACCGATCCCTATAGCCGGCGCACTGCATTCGAGCGCGGTCTTAACTGGATGACGCAAAAGTTTGGGAACTGGACATTGATGAACCAGTGGAACAGCGTGCTTAAATCGTGGTCAGGAATGATTGTGCAGTCGAGGATACTTGATGCGGCTCGGCAGATATCCAGCGGCGGCGAGATAGCCAAAACCGAATTACGCAAGATGGCGCAGGTTGGTATCAATGAGGATATGCTGCGGCGCATCGGTGAGCAGTTCGGTAAGCACGGCGAGGATATGGATGGACTTCTAACCGGCCACAGCCACTTGTGGGACGATCGTCACGTTAGGGAGATATTCCAAGCCGCGGTGCTGAAGGATGTCGATTCGGTGATTGTAACCCCTGGCGTGGGCGATACGCCGCTGTTCTTCAGTAAAGAGGGGTGGAAACTGATCACCCAGTTCAAAACGTTTATCTTTGCTCAGCACAATCGCGTACTGGTATCTGGTATTCAGCAGGGGGATGCATCATTCTATCTTGGCGCTCTGGGTACTGTCGCACTCGGGTCTATGGTCTATATGATGAAGCAAAAGCTTAGCGGCCGCGATATCGACTACAGCTGGAATAACCTTGTGAAAGAGGGGATTGACCGTGGCGGTATGATTGGCTGGTTGTCTGAGCCACTGAATACCGTCGAGAACGTCAGCGGCGGCCGGTTTGGTCTTGGCGCGATGTTTGGTGCGCCGCCGGTATCCAGATTCCAAAGCCGCAATGCCATTGGTGCTATGCTGGGTCCGACATTCGATCTCGGTGGTGATGCTGCAACGGTGGCGCATGGGGTATTAAACGGGGAATTTGATAGCCAGCAAACCCACGCGGCCCGTAAAATGCTACCATTTCAGAACCTGTGGGCGATATCACCACTACTAAACAAAGTTGAAGAGCAGATGAAATAAGGAAATATCATGGGGATTCTTGGTAAGTTCGGTAATTTTTTAGAGAAATCTGGTGTTTCTGTTTTTTCAAAAGAAACATTAAAACTGCTTACCGAGATGAATGATCAGGGTGTTTACCAATCATCGCTTGCGGCAGTTGACTTTGCGTTATCAATGAGAAATGAAGAGCACTTTGAAACCTTCGTACTTTCGAGAATTCTTCTCGAGCCATACCAGTCCAGCAATGATGAGCGCATGACCTTATACAGGATTATGCAAGACAATTATGGTCAGGGGTTAAAAATGTTCAAGAAATCATTAGCTTTCGCAAAACAGTATGGTGGAGAAGATATTGTTAAAGGTGAATTTAATTTCAAATTAATGGCTTTCAGAATAATTATGTTCAACCTTGCATATAATTCTAAATTAATTGATTTTGATATTGCCTCAAAGTTTTATGAAACCTTGTGGCGATCTACAAAAGGCGACACTCCTGATAATGCTATTGATGATTTTATACAAAGAGAAAAGTTAATGGTAAGTATCGGCCTATCCGATCCAACTACGAATCAAAAAAAAGAGGATTACCAATTTTACAAGAATGTGATTTCTTTGTGGGCAAATCGTGGGATAATGAACATATAACAATGCGATAAATATATTAAACGTTGAAATTATATGGTGACTACATGCAAGCTATTGGCTTTATCGTTTACATCGTGGTGGGGCTTTTCCAGTTAGCGGCTATCATGGCTGGACTAGAATCGTGGTTGGGGTTGCACTGGATAATAGCTGCGCCAATAGCATTCATCATTAGCTATATACCACTAGTTGGGTCTATCGTGGGAATGGTGGGAGCTATGGATGTTTGGCGATGGGAGTGGTGGCAGGCTGGGCTTCTTTTCTTTGGTGGCCTGGTTTTTGCTATTGCCTGCGGAGGAATGTCTTCGTTCTTCGAATGGCTATCATTCAAGAAAAGAGTGTGACATGTCACTCCAACAAACAGGCCGCTTTCGCGGCCTTAATTATCACTGACCGCCGGGGCGGGAGTCAGCAGAACGTCCGCCACAGCGTGAGCCATCAGCTGCGGTGTCATCAGGATGCTGGCAGTTACCAGCGAAAGCCTGTGCGGAAGAACCCAGAGACAACAGAACAAACAGCACTGCGAATGCTTTTTTCATTTTCACTTACCATGTGTAGACCACTGAACCGTGGCTTTATGATTGTAGCGCTGTGCTCAGATTTCATCCATCAAAAAGCCCGCAAGGCGGGCTTAATTAATTTCTAGGATAATAGGATCCTTAGATTTGAAATCAGCTTTCCTCATTACGGTTACAACTGATTGCACTATCCATTTTTTCCCATATCTAAGGTCATGAACAACCGAGCAAGGAAAATGCAGTTTTGTCTTATTGCATTTAATTGTGAAAGTTGTTCCTTCCGGGTAGCCAAGTAACGTAGTGAGATGAATTTTTATGAATTCCTTGAAGACATCCTCAAGCTCATTAAGAGATATTGCGGGATTGTTTCGAGGATCATTAAGCCTTTCGTATGCTGCATGAAAGGTAAATTTAACCTCTGCACAATCTTCCTCAAGGATGTCATTTATCTCAGCTTCCAGATCAAGAATCGCCCGCTTTGTTATAGTCATAAGTACTGCTCAGCAAGATCTTTGAGTTTTGAGTTGAGCTCTTCATCTGTTTCTGCATGCACAGTAGCTACATGATGACTTTCACGCAAGGTCCCTACACGCACATCGAACTCAACATTGTCAAAGCTATCAACGAAAACAGCCTTTCCACTGTCTGGGTTGTAGAACGATGCGTAGTTCTGGTCGAGTTGCATGTCAAAGTTAAACATAAGATCCTCCCGTGCGGGATGAGACGTGCGCTGTCTCTTCATAATGTGGGGTTTCGTTTCCTGTCTATGCCAGGTCGCGACCTGCACACCAAGTATTCAACATTTGGTTGAGTACCGTTGAGGTAAATATACCCACAGGTATTGTTGGTTGCAAGATGAGCAGAGCAATAAAAACGCGATATCAATAGATATGAATAGGTTACGCATCATGCTTTTTAAGGCGCTTCCCTGCGCCAGCAGCCTCAGTAACCCTTGGCCTTAGCCATCACGTACTGAGCATGCGTCTCTATATCGCGCAGTACGGCGCCGATACCAACAATGTAGCTGAGCATGGCCGTGACCTCTGCGGCGGCGCCGGACACATCATGCCCGTCAGCATCGAGTTCGCGGAGCAGCTTCATCACCATTGAGCTTTTCGCCAGTTCACGCAGGCCATCAGGTGAATGGATGTGATCCTGATAGCGTCGGTTAAGAGGGAAGGTGTAGCGCTTCTGCTCGACCTGCAATGCATCCATGATCGCCGGCAACATGCTGCTGGTCATCTCCTGCGCCAGCATGCGGGCTTTATCAGCCTGGGAGAGTTCTTCCCGAACGTAGCGGCCAGTCTTGCGGATCTGCGGCAGCACCTCGCTGGTTACCCATTTGCGGAAACGATAAGCGCTCGTACCTTCTACGGCCGCTTTACGGCAGCGGAGCATTAACCAGTAAAGTCCTGACTCGTTAACAACGCTTAAAGACTGGTATCCACCAGGGGTCCGTATTGAATACGTACCCTTTTCATCGCTGTCGACTTTGCGCAAAGCAACATCAACACTTTGGATTTCGAGAGCACTACAAACATCCTGAGCAACAAAATATGGACGCTGATCGATCATGACCATGCGGATGTTAACTGTAGATTCGAATGAGAAGACGGTTGGTGCAGTTTGTTCTAACATTGTGATCACCTTTGTAGTTAGGTTGATCACCACCGCTGAGACCAATCAGGTGGTGGTGAACTGTGCAGAGTTGGTCTTACCGGCTACAAAGGACCCGGCGCGGATTTCTCCGCCCCCACACAGCCCACCATAATCTGGGTATAACTGTGCTTTACGCATAAAAAAACCGCTCGCGCGGTGTGTGCGCCTTTGTAGTAATCCGGGAGACCAATCCCGGCACCGGATTTTGCCGATGCCCGATCACTATGGCACAAGGGAAATGGGTTGTAAATTTACCATTTTGGTAATAATTAAGCGAGTGTTATTACCGAAATATCAGGTATGGTGATTGAGGATCGAACCAGGAAGGAAGCCACAAAAAGACCGTGGCCCGGGCTATTCTTCATCAGGTTTTTCGTTATTCTCTGGTTTCTTTTTGATGATTGGTTTTTGCCTGAGAACAAAAATACAAGCTACTGCAACTACTATGCCGATGACCGTTCCTGCCAACACTTCATGCCCGGTCAAGCCTAAGACGGTGGCACAACCGACGGTAAAGATTGTAGCGCCTAGACCGTAGTGCTGTCCTCTTTTATCCCTGTTGATGGCCCCATCAAGCGCTTTTTCCTCCATCTTATGCCTGTGAGCAAATTCTCTCTCCGTTAGTTGAAAGATACGCTCGGGGGCATCAGGTAAGATTTCCTGATACCCACGTAAAAGATATGGAGGAGGCAGCGGGCCTTGAAATGCGTGGTGAGCAACAACGATTTCTTGAATTTCAGGCCTGTCTAGCACACGCGAAAAAGCATCCGGATGTTCAATGATCTCTTTACTTAGATCTTCCTCGACTTCTTCAAATTCGGGGTTATCGCTTTGTTTGCCAGTAAAGTCTGGCGTATTTGTCGTATCTTGGGGAACTTGATTTTGGTGTTCCGGCAGCATCAAGACCTTCCTTATGTAGAGTTACGGCAAACATCTTTCCTTGAGGGGCGTCAACTCTTTTCCCATCTTTTATGATGTACTTTTTATAAATGGTCGTTGCGGACCTACGTAAGTCATCACCGACCACCCGCATATCTTGTTCGAGGAACTTGCCGGTTGATGAGTCTCTTTTCACAAAGCCGGAGTAGTCAGAGCGAGGAGCGATACCCAAAGGGCTCCCTGACTCTAAAGCCAGCTCTTTGCTATATCTTCTGCTCATACATACCTCTAACAAACGTTAATGCAAGCGGATACTCAACACATGGTTGAATTACCAATACGGTAATCTTAAGCCACCCATGAAGTCCGTCAAGAATTATTTTAAATGTGCTTCCTGGCTTCAATCCCTATCTGAGTTGCTGCCGCAACTGCATTGCGCAGAAATCCAGGTGTGCTTGCAGCTCCCGCATCGACAACTGCGAGCTTGTCACATAGTTAACCAGTGCCACCAGTTCCGCCGCCGCACCGCTGACATCGTGGCCGTCTCGCTCCATCTCCCTGAGCAACTCCATCAGTTGTGATTTTACAACCAGGGATCTGACCCCTTCCGGGGTGTGAATACGATCCGCAAAACCTTCGTCGACAGGATACTGGTACCGCTCTGGCATTAGGATTACTCCGATAAATACTGTATATATATACATATATCAAAAGGTAACAGGGTTTTCCAGAAGGTTTTTATTTACCTTAATGGTAATGTTTTTGCTCGTTTTGATCTGTTTTATTCATATATGGTTTGATGGGTAATAGAATGCTTCTATGCACGCGCGCCAGCGCTGACCACTGGAGCAGACTATGACAGTTTCAACGCAGGTAAGCCGTAACGAGTACACCGGGAACGGCGCCACTACCCAATACGATTTTACGTTCCGCATTCTTGATAAAAGCCACCTGCTGGTGCAGACCCTGGATACCTCCGAAAGCATCGTGACGCTAACACTCGGTACCGACTACACGGTTACCGGCGTGAACCGTTACAACGGGGGGAAGGTGGTTCTGACATCAGCGCTGCCAGCTGGTTACAAAATCTCTATCGAGCGCAGCACGCCGGTTACGCAGGAAGCCAGCATCAGGAACCAGGGGGGCTTCTTTCCTGAGATCCACGAAGATGCTTTCGATAAGCTGACAATGCTGGTGCAGCAGGCATATGGATGGTGGTCTGGTCTATCACTTAGGAAACCATCATGGCTGGCGAACTATTACGATGCTCTTGGTAATCAAATCAGGAATCTGAAGGATCCTGTAAACCAGCAGGATGCTGCTACTAAAAATTACGTAGATAATTCCGTATCAGAATCAATTGAGCATTCTGAAGACCTCTTTTCCAGGACGCTCAGGGTTCCAGAATCAAGCGTGCCGATGTATGCAAACGCTAATCTCAGATCAAATATGCTTGTAGGATGCAATAACGTTGGAAGTTTCGTTCCTATTGCAGCGCAGACAGATACAGCTGATCTCGCAATAAAGCTTTCAGGAACTGATGGGGCTGCATTAATCGGTGGGTTAAGTTTTATAACTCCTGAAATGCATGGTGCTCTTGGAGGAACCAACGACGATAGAGTATATATTCAGTCAGCAATTGATGAAGCCCACGCAAATTACCTGTCAGGTGTTGGCCCTACTAACGTTCTTATTGGCGGACACCACACTGTCACTCTCAATCCGGATTCAACTTTGATCCCCGGTGAGGTTGCTGCGGGCCGTGGCGCGCTGTGCATGCGCAGTGGTGTTACCCTTATGGGCGGCGGATCAATCACTCTTGATGGCAGTTTTACCGGCTCATCCAGTGGTGCAATCATCACTAACTGGGAAGGCGCTGCCGATAACTGCAAGATTCAGGGGATCACGCTTAACGGTAGCCGTGGCACCGCTGCCGGAACGGGGATTACCTGCATTAATATCGTGGACTCGGATAATGTCACTATTGATAACGTTAAGGCGATAGATAGCACTTCTGGGGGGATTTATTTACGCCGAGCTAACAATACGGTTTATGGCTGTTCTAACTCAAGAATTATAAACTGCTACGTTCACAATGTTGGATATATTGGCATTCAGTGTGAACGCCCCAACGGGATGACCATTACGGGATGTGCCGTAACCTCCTGCGGTGATAATGGCATTGATATCTTTGGTAACGTAACTGACGAAACTGGACAGGGAGTTGCAGAGGATGTTGTTGTTAGTAATAACACTATCCGTGATGTAAGCGTAGGGGTGTTCATCGAATCATGCGGAAACGTGGCAATATCTTCATGCCGTATTTCAGGATTTAGTAACTCTGGTGTTTTCTTTAACCGGATAAATACAGCGGCGTATAACTGTTCAGTTATAGGGTGCACGATAACAGGAGTGAATATCACCTCAAGCCAGGGTATCCGTTGGAAGAATGCAGTTGGTTATACGCGCGTATATAGCAATACATTAAAAAACTGCATTGATTCCTTTGTGACAACCGGAGGAATGATTTACGTTGACATTGGAGTAAATAATCATGAAAACATAGGCCGTAGCTTCCTCTACGTGCCTAAAACCTCAAACGGCTGCGTCTATACCAGAATGGCGCAGCAGGTCTACAACGGGGTGCAGACAGATGGTATACCCTACAATACCACGCCACGCGGCTGGCCATCAGCGAACAATACCCGGTACTACCGTACCTCGTTTGTAGCCCCATACATGATGTACTCCGCGACGACTGGAGAAGACAACTTCATTCGGGCTACGGGAACCCTCCCATCAAACAGTGGCTGGGGGCCGGCTTACTCTCTCTATAATTCCATAGTGGCGGGAGAAACCGTTATCGCGATGGGGAGCTCGCTACTGTCCGCTGGTGAGTACATGTTAATAAACGGTAATTATTATTTAGTTTTTAGTGTTGCATCATCCTATGCCGTGGTAAGGAAGTGGGATGTCTCAAGTCAGGGCTATATTGCCGGAGACTACACTTCTTATCTAAATAGCGCATACGCATATTCTATCTTCAGAGCTGCTTGGGGAACGCTATGACTTACATGAAAGGTGATTACATATCGACGAGCTCTCGCTATGGCGAGTCGAAGCCAGGATGTTTTGCCTACATAGATGACACCGTGAAAGATGGCGATCTTTATATCAGTACTATCGGAATTTATGATGGAGATGCCAAGGAAAATAAAATATTCGATTTTAACGTAGGTACTCTCAGTGGGGATGCCTATGAGGTATTTTCTTTGGCTAAAGAGACATACTTGAGCAACTTCTCGATAATAGAATAAAGATGCTACCCCGCCGAGATGGCGGGGATTATTTATTTTGTTGTTAACATTGCTTTTACCTGCTCCTCAGCATCATCCAGTGGGTGCCCGCTCCCTGAGTAAACAAACGGATAAACTATTACGCCTCCAGAAACACCATCAATAGTTGCAATACACTCCACGGTTCCATTGTTATCTCTACCAAGAGAAACAATATTCAAAACATCAATTAAAACATCTATGGGTTTACTTTGCTCGCCTAAGGTAACATTGAATAATGGAAATGATGTTCTTTGCGCTGTGGTGACTTTAACTATAAATGACATGATAACCCCTGTTTTTGTTCTCTGTGGTAAAAATACCATCATCACGTATAACATAAAGCGAGCGACATATCCGCTCGTATTGAGGACTGAACACGGTTTTAAAAACCACAAGCCATGGCATTCATTGGTTAAATGGGAATAAACAATTAATAGAATAGTTACCATTTATCCATAAACGGTTTATTGTGTATGATGAGCTTACCAACTTCAGGAGGTTCATCATGCATAGTAAACGGTGGTCATCATGTCAGGAACGCTAACCGCTGATACGGTAAATCAGGGGCTTAGCTACGGAGCACTGGCTGCAGTCGTCGCCGGAGTTCCGCCAGAGGTGGCGCTTGGCTCACTCGCTGGGGCGGTAATATTTGTCACCTCAGCGGTTGAATATCCTATCTGGCGCCGCGTTCTTCTGTCCCTTCTCAGCTTTCTCTGCGGTCTTCTCTTCTACAAGCCAACGGCATCGGTCCTTATCGGGCTGGCCAGCATGTTCCCGACAATCACTCAGGACTCTTTCGAGCGGGGAATCGTCTACTCTGCCGGCGCGTTCGTTGCGTCAATTGTCGCTGTGCGGGTTGGGATATGGCTGTATCACCGCTCTGACAATCCGCGCGATTTAATCCCGGGAGGAAAAGACGATGACAGGCCATGATCTGCTGCTTATCGCTAATTCCATCATCTGCGGCGGGATAGCGCTGCGGGTGATGTTCTTCCAGCGCAACGGATCGCGCCACCGCCGCTGGGGTGGGTGGATAGCCTATTTCCTCATCGTGGCGGCAGCCAGTATCCCGCTGCGCACCGCGTACTCATACCTGTACCACTTCCCTATGACCGCAGATCTTTCTGAGGTCGTTATCAATGCTGTGATGTTCGCCGCGGTGCTGAAGACGCGCGGCAACGTCGTGCAAATATTCAAAATATCGAGGTCGCAACATGGACATTAACGAGTTTCAGAAAGCTGCCGGCGTTAGCCTGGCGCTGGCCACACGCTGGCATCCGCACATCGTGGCGGCCATGAAAGAGTTTGGCATCATCAAGCCGCTGGATCAGGCGATGTTTATTGCCCAGGCCGGGCATGAAAGCACTGGCTTTACCCAGCTCGTTGAGAGCTTCAATTACAGCGTGGCGGGGCTGGCTGGTTTCGTCCGTTCCGGGCGACTGACACAGGGCCAGGCTAATTCCCTCGGCCGCCGTCAGGGTGAGCCCTCTTTGCCGCTGGAGAGGCAGCGGGCCATTGCCAATCTGGTGTACAGCAAACGTATGGGGAATAACGGGCCTACCGACGGCTGGTTTTACCGCGGGCGCGGTCTCATCCAGACCACCGGACTGAACAACTACCGCGATTGCGGGGCTGCCCTGAAGGTGGATCTGGTTAAGCAGCCGGAACTACTGGCGCAGGACGAGTATGCAGCGCGGAGCGCGGCCTGGTACTTCGTGAAATATGGATGCCTTAAGTACACCGACGACCTGATGCGCGTCACACAGATCATCAATGGCGGCCAGAATGGTATCGACGATCGCCGTGTGCGTTACCTGTCGGCCAGGAAGGTGCTGGCGGTATGATCTGGCCATTCGTCAAAGCGTACTGGAAACAGTTGCTTATCATATTGATGCTTGCTGCTCTAGTAATCGGCTGCAGGGTTGCCTGGAATGTGAACGGCAGCCGCCAGTACGCTGCCGGGTATGCTAAGGCTCAGGCAGATCAGAAAGAGGCTGATGATAAGGCCAGGTCACAACGTGATCAGGAGAAAACACAAATTGAACGTGAAGCACAATCCCGTATTGATGTGGCGCGTGTTGATGCTGAGCATGCTAATACCGCTGCTGACGGCCTGCGCGCCGAGCTTGACAAAACCAAGCGACTCGCCGAACACTATACCGGATCTTTCCCCACTGGCACGCCAGCCAGCCAGGTCATCCGTGTGCTCGCCGACATGCTTGAAGAAAGCAACCGAGTTTACAACGCAACAGCAACTGAGGCTGAAAAGTATCGGATTGCAGGAGAATCCTGCGAACAGCAATACGACTCACTGAAGAAGAAAAAATCGGGGCACTGATTTCCGGTGACGGTATATAAAACGGTACGGTGAAAATCAGTTCATAGAAAATTGTTACCAGTCAATTGGTTATGCACTCCGTAAATAATTGAGTGGGAGTAATCCCCGGCGTTAGCTGAATGAAACGAAACCCTCTGTGTTTACAGAGGGTTTTTTTATAGCTGCTACATTAAGGTCTCCCACCTGACGGCAAGCG